AATATAACCTATCTAATAATTTACCAACAAGTGACTTAAATAGAAATTTTTCTAATGTAGTCAATGATAATGAGTTCTGGAAAGAGCAAGAACATTTTTACTTCATTCAAGAGTAATCCCTTGACTTTCTAACCGTATTCTCTAATCATGTAATAATGACTCCAAAACTAATTGCGCGTAATGAATATGGTCTCCGTTCAAATTTAGAATACATCTTTAGAGAAGATGGCAGTGTAGATTGGGCAAAGATGCTTTTGCCAAATCACTTTGTCATAAATAAGAGTTACGAAAATCAAATTGTCGAAAAACTTGGAAAACCACTTTCTGAGGTTACGCCGAATGAAGTTGAAGACCACCAAAAATTAACTCTTCTTGTTGGTTCTAGATACCTTCTCGATTTGCGCGGCTATTCTAAGTTAAAGTATTCAAGACCTGTTTATGGAAGCAATGGTTCTGTTTCCGTAGAATGCGAAATTACCTTTGCTCCAAACTTTGAAACAGATATGAAAGAGCTTGTTTTCTCAGGAATAGGAGAAGCTACTATGAATAATTCTGGTGCGATAGGAAAAAACAAGATGGGTGAATGGGCTTACTACTTAGCGGCTATTGCTGAAAATAGAGCATTTGTAAGGTGCTTAAGAAATGCTTTAAGAATAACTATCCTAAGCAAAGAAGAGGCACAGTTTGAAACTGTATCTGCTCCTATCATTCAAAACTCGACTGTAGATCCGCACTCAATGTTAAAGGCTATTATGGATTCAAAAAAGCCAAAAGTTAGCTTTGATTTGCTTAAATCAACAGTGATAAAATATCATAGTGATAAAATCAAGAGCGATCCAAATAACTGGAATTCCTTAAAAGACATTCCACCTAATGAAGTCTTTACATTAATTGGACTTCTTAAAAAGAATTAATCATTAATAAGAGCATTAAATTGCTCATCGGATAATCCAATTTGACTCTTAATTATTCCTGAATATTGAGTAAAAATTGGATCATCTGTCTTTAATGACTGAGCAAGCCAAAATTCATCATCAATAGATGGAACTGTAGATAAAAATGCTTTAAAAGAGTCCCATTTTCCATAAGATTCCAATTTACGTTTTATACTTAGTTTAGATATTTCTTTTGATATTATATTAACTTGTTCTTGCTCTTTAATTAATTCAAAGTCATTAGGATTAACAAGTGATGATGCTGGCTCTACATTTGCGCTATCAGCTACTTCACGTAAAATACCATGCTGTGCATCTATTTTTCTAATATAATTACCAGTAGATTTTTTTATAAATATATATTTCATAATTAAGTTATTATCGTCCATAATCCAGCAATCATGGCATTTCTTGCAGCAAGAGATGAGTTAGTGGGTTGACCAGTGTTCGTAGAACAATTAAAAGTTCCACTATTATTATATGCATATTCTGGTATATTATTAAATATACTATCTAATATTTGACTAGTTAAAAGATTATTGTATATATCTACTATGAATAATAAAGTAGATTGTAAACCTGATAATGCAGTCAATTGACAGTTACTAAGATCGATTTCTGCTAAACCTGTTAATGCACTACCATTAAATTCTTTAATAGGGTTGGCATTTAAATCTAAAGTGTATAAATTTGCAAGACCTGTTGTATTAAATTGTTTAATATTATTTGATGCTAATTCTAGATATGTTAAATTAGTTAAATTAGATGCTGAAAATGAAGATAAATTATTAGCACCAATACTTAACTGTGTTAATGAACTTAAACCAGTAGATGAAAAATCTTTAATTTTATTTCCAGCTAAATACAAGATAGCCAAAGAGGATAAATTACTTCCATCAAAACTCGTTAATTGATTATTCTGTAAAAAAAGACTAGCTAAATTAATCAAACTAGATCCATCAAAAGTAACAATTCTTTGCTCAATTGCAGATATATAAGTAATATTTCCACTCCTAACGCTTCCGCTACTTGTTGTAGATACAATACCAAAAGCTCTTATTCTGCCGCTTTCTGGGAATACTACGCTTATTACAGCAGATGGATTTCCTGTTCCTGCTACAGTCTCAAGAGAACCGTTACTACCTATAAGTCTAGCGTATCCAGTAGTAGTTTTTACCGATACAGTTTTTGATGGGGCAGCTGTTGTCGCAAAGTGAAAAGTTCCAGCGTTACTAGGCCAAACCTGTTTAAGTGACTCGATTAAAGATTTTCCAACTTTAGATGTAACTGAATCAAAATCGCTATCTTGAATATTAGTGAGTGAATCCGCGTAATCTAACATTACTCCACGTAAGTCAGTTGCGGTAATTTTATTCGGCTTTCCAGATGCAAAGTCTGAATTAACTTTGTCTATTAATTGTTGCTTTGTTAAATATGACATATTTTATATTACACTTAAATTGATGGATAAGAGTATAAGCCGCTACTTCGATAATTAAATAAATTTCCTGTATTAACATCTTCTGGATAAAATTCAGATTTACTAAATGGGGTATATATCAATAGATTAGGATCATTCATCCATTCTGTTTTTGAGCCTAATCTATTAAATCTAAGTTCATTCATTTGCCCACTAGTTTTTATCCCAGACCAAAACCTAAATTCATCTAAAATTAATTCCTGTCCAGTTGCAATACCATTAGAAAAAGGAATGGCTGGACCACTGGTGTCGAGTTGAAAATATAATCCAGCAAATAAAAGATTTGAGCCAAATGCTTCACTACTAGGAATAGATGAAAAAGTAGAACCCATCGAAAAATTCTCTCCATTTCGATATCCAGATACAAGCCAATTAGATCCAACTATATTCATTGTAAAATAATAATGATTCCATATGTTATTTGTATTACCAAATTCAATATATCTATATGGACCAAGTAGAGGTCCATCAAGATCATAATCCATTTTTAGTACGCTAGGATTTCCAGCATTCCAAGTAAGTTGTAGTAGGTCACCGCCAGCTGCTAATCCTGGTCTAAAAACCATAAATTTATTAATGCCATAATTCAGACCATTATGTTTTGTTTTAATCAAAAAATCAAATGTAAGATTTTTTAAATATACCCCGTTACTATATATGTCTACTTTTGGTTCATCAACATAATAATTCACATTAGAGTCTAGTATAAAACCACTTGTAAAATAACCACTTTGAGTAAATAAAGTATTAGTATTTATGGTCATAGTAGGATTCATTCTCCCATAAGCTCCTCCCTGAAATCTAGGAAAAAGATCCATTCCTATCCCACTTTTAGCTTGTTGTGATATTTGCCCAGAAGTTCTAACACCAGACCAAAATCTAAATTCATCAAACTCACATTGACCAGTTACTTTTATATTGGAGTAATCTAAATACTCTGTATAAATATTCTTTATTGAATTTGTTTTTAATAAATTTCCATTTTTATAAAAACTCACACTTTTATCTTTAGTGTATATTGCACCAACTGTGACATGATATAATAAATCTGAATCATTATATAAAAATGGATCTGATTGTAAACTTATATATTTTAAATTATTTATTTCACTATAAGATTTTGCTCCAGACCACACTCTTATTTCATCAATAAGTAAGCCTGCTGCCACAAAAGCACTATATCTAAGTTCAGTTATATTTAATCCACTTATAGGTAATGAGTATCCATAAGATAAATTTCCAACTTGCGTATAAGTGCTTTGCAAAATTCCATCTGTATATCCAGAAAGATAATTATTAACCCCTACTTTATTTAATGTTATTGATATATGATTCCAAGCTCCACTAGTAACTTCCATAGATAATATATCCAAATTATTATTAGATAAACGTATACTAGTTCCCGTTTTATAAAAAAATAATGGCTTTAGATCAAGTTTACTTGGATATCGCGCCGCCATCGGTGATGTTGCAATATCTGCAAGTGGAAGACCTGCGCTTGATCTAGTAGCTAAAAAAACTAGACCACAGCGGGGATCTCCATATGGGTAAGATAAAAAGTCAATAGTAAATGAATCTAAATAAAAAGCAGGAGTTCCAATACTATTAATTGCAATCGGAAGAGGGTCTTTGTTAACAGCATTAGAGTACTGCGACCACCAACACCTACCACCAAAATAACCATTTGGATTAGTATTTAAATTAAAAGTATTAGACTTGTATTGTATAAATCCATTTGCTTTTCCAAAAAGATAAGGCGGATTTGATGTAGTATCTGTAAAATTAAAAGAATAAAATCCAGTAGCCCCTGTTTCAGAAAAAGAAGTCGGAGATCCTCTATAGTTAAGTAAAAATCCACCACTAGAATTACCAGTTCTCTCTATGGATAAATTAGTTTGTTGATCTACATTGATAAAATCAATCTCGTAATTATTTCCACTTGCGTAAAATTCAACTAAATAATCATCAAAATTATTGTTGTTATTACCAAAAGATTTTTTAAAATAACCTTTTCCACTTAAAATAAGTCCATTTTCATAAAATGAAACTGGATCAATTTTTACTATTCTATTCGCACGCCACTTTCCCGAACTAGATCCATAATCTATGAACGATAAATCAGAAATAGTTTGCGATATATTATTATTCGGATACATATTTTATGTGACTTCGTAACCAAATAACCCTATACTGACTTTTTGCGATGCATTGGCTAGGGATGTTAAGTTGTAGCCAATTTTTCTAGAAGCTGGAACATTCGCAAAAGGCAGTCCTTGCGTTTTATTTGTTTCACCCGCGACCAAACCAAAAGCACCAAGAGAAACAGTATTTGCATTATCTAGCCCGCAATAATAAAAGTTTCCACTTAAATTTGAGCTTCCAACAGTTCTACAACTAACGGAATATCCAGTAAAGATAAATGGTCTTGAAGAAATTAACTCTCCAATTGCAACTCCTGTTTCATCTGGCATTTCAGTTAAGAAAAATCCTAAATTAAAGAAAGGTCTTTCGCCACTAATTAGAATTGTGTTAGTTACCTCACTTTGCGTTACTTTTACTCCACCAACTCCACTAATATTAACTCCACCCTTTAACATAGTAGAGTTTGACGCTGCAACACCAGTTACTATTGGAATAGCTGAAGAAACAAAAACAGGACCATAGATATTAGAACCAGTTGTTCCGAATGTATCTATTAACGAAAACCAAGTATAAAAATCACTGGTGAATGAATTTTGTAAAAATCCTTCTGTGATCGAAAATGTTTTTGTTGGATTATTAAATGTAGGAGTGAATGATGGGCTTGTATTAACCCATAAATAACAGCCGCTTATATCTACATCAAGAGGGTCTTTTTGTATATTAAATTGCAGCCCTCCTGGCATTTGATAAAACCCACTATTTATTGGGTGTCTTGGTGGAGGATTATTAAATGAAGTATCAACTGGAGTAGTTTTACCACCAAATCTATCTACGACAACTATTCTTGTTTTAACTAATCTTCCAGAAAGACCCAATTCAGTAAGACGATCTGGTGTTGCGTAATAAATTCTATTCCCGATATCAGTTATATTTTCTGTTAAAAGAACCGCATTTGTTGTAGGGTTAAGAATTGATACTTGATATCCAGAAAAGAATACTGTCTTTGGTGAATAATAACCATTCGCGCCAACTTCTAATTCCCAAGAAAATAAAACATCTCTACCCACATATCCAGTTGTTCCGTATGAGCCATTTGTATCTTGATCCTCAATTACTACACCCGAAATTATAGGTGGTCCTCCTAGTGGATTAGTTGTAGTTGAAAATAAAATTCCTCCTGTAATAAATGAAGAATATGCCCCTTCATCACTTACCGCAGCTACTCTATATCTATAAAATCCACTATCTGTAAAATCAGCAAGATAACTTGTGTTTGTTGTTTCGGCTACATCAGAAAAAAGTCCAGATGCAATTTGTCCCGATATTATATATCCAGCTACATTTGAAGAATTTGATCCGCTCCATGTTAATAATGGATCATATTGAAAAGCTCCATTATTTATTCCACTATAAATAGAAACAGTTAAACCAGATGGAGGATTTATTGATTGCAATACTGGTTGTTCATAAAATACATTTTCCGATGAATAACCAGTTGATAACGCTAATCCTGTAGTAGTCTCAACTCCTAAGATTTCTATAATACCCGGTTGCAGTTCAGCAGTTGCTAAACATCTAAATAAACGAGAAGATTCATTGTATTCTCCCGTAGAAGTACAATTTAGCATCCAAATGGCACCATTTTCGACTCCGCTACTAAAAGCTGAAGATACCGTAACTAATGAAGATCCCGAATTATAACTTTGAACATCTCTTTTTTCAATTTGAGAATTTCTTATTAAATTAAACTGATTAGATCCAGTTATTCCACTTGCATAAGCTCCACTTGCAGTATCAATATTAAAAACAGGATTAATTAAACTTAACTCGTAAGTTCTTTGGCTATTAATAGAAATATCCCTATCTAGTTTAATTAATTTATTTCCACTAGATATTGATAATATTCTTCCACCTTGATTTTTATTATTTACGAAATTATCATAAATATTAAAATTATCTCCTGGCCTCATATAGAGTCCTTCAAAAGCAGTTTGAAATGTTACAGTTTCTGTTAAATTTCTTTCTGATTGTAAAATGAATTCCGCAAATCTTATCGCTTGTCCCCTAGAAGTGCAACCAAAAGACTCAATTTCTTTTTCAATATAGCCATATTTTTGAATTCCATTAACATCCTCTAAACATACTATATCTTCTCTATATAGTAAATCTGGATCTCTCCATTTTACCTTTATTACAGTAGATCTTGTATTTCTTGCTGTATCAGAATATAAAAATCTTCCGTCTATTACGTTTGCATTTGTAAAATTATAAACAGTAGGATATGTCTTAGATGTATTTACCCATATTTTTCCATTTCCCCAATATGTCATTCCTTGGAAAATAGAAACTAAATCTTGCAATAAATCATATGCTGCCTTGGCACCTTGAATTACAGCGTTACATGTAAATCTTGGTTCTGTTCCACCTTTTCCATCACTAACCATTTCATCACAAAATTTAGCTATTTCATAAACAGCCCATTTATCTATTAAATCTTCACTTAAATAATTTCCAAGGCCATATCTTTTATTAGTAATTATATCGTAAAATATCCATGCTGGATTATTTGTCCACTGCTTTTGACTTGAAAAAGTTCCAGTCCAGATAGCAGGATATATTGCGGAAGAGTAACTCCCATTTCCATTTATTCTTGGTGGAGTATAGCCCTCTGGAATAGATACTAAAAGTCCGAGCACATCATAAGCTCTTGCTGGTATTTGAGAAAAGTTATCACTATTGATACTCATCGCTGTTAAAACGGAACTTGGATATGAATATCTATTATTTCCTATTACAGCAATTGATTCAACATACAATTCACTTGGATTTCTTTCACTTACTGAATTTTCACTTTCTCTTACTATTCTTATTTTATAAGTTGTCCATTTTTCCGCTAGTGAAATATGAAATATATTTCTTGTTGTTAAATACGTAGAATTTGCAAGTCCAACTATTGCTCCAAATTTTTTTGAAACTTCTTCTCTTGCTTTAGTTGAAGCATTGTATATTGATACCATTCTCGATGGAAGTATATCAAATTCTGGACCGTCATCCTTAGATCCTTTTATAGAAAATAATATTTGAAGTCCAGACTTTTTTCCATCATCAGCCATGCTAAATAAAGCTGGAACTTTAAAAGTTATTTTAAGTCCAACTGTATCTGGAAATTCTTTCTTTAGAAGATTTACTACTAAATCTTTTGATCCACCTACACCTTTGGGCATTTTTGAAACCCTTGTATTAGAAGGGAGTGCTATAAAGGTTTCGTTTTTACTATAACCAGTAATTTCTGGTTGATTTGGTGTTCCTAATGTATAATTAAATTCAAAAGCGTCATCTCCATCTTTTTCAGCTATTCCTGTTAAATTAAAGTTATAACTTCCATCGAAGTTTCTTACCCTAACGCCATCAAAGTAAGTTGATGTAAGGGGATCTTTTCCATAAGCTCCAGTATTAGGAAAAAAGCCACTTATCGGACCTTCTCCTATTAGATCTGTTATCTTATATACAGATCTAGATAGAAGCGTTGATTGAACCTCTGCGGTAAATAATTGGTTTACGAATCCGGCTTGGCTATTTGTGCTAGTTAGATTTGAATATGATCCAGCGTTAGATACAAAGCTTGTGTACACTTGGCTTTTTGGATCTACAATTTCAACCCACGTATCGTTTGTCCACTTCCACATGTAACCCGGTCTAGGGGCTCTAGGTGGTTTGTTTTCTGTTCCAAATCCCATAATTTTTTAAATGTTAAATATTAAATGCTAAACCTTAAGCGTAAGAATAATAGAATGATCCATCTGGATTTTCTATTGCAATGGGTATTGTGATATTAGCTTTATTTTTATTGTCTTGCGGATAATTATCAAGAGATAAAGCAATAGGCAAAGGTGCAATTACAATTCTTCCATAAATTAAACCTACAGGAGTATTTTGACTTATTGTTGTAGCGTTCCCTTGAAAAGTACTTGACGTTCTCTCATCGCCCGCACCATTACCACCATTCATTTTTGGCACAGGTGTAAGCATTGTTACTATACCACCAAGAGCCATAGCGACACCAGCATAAAGCATTGGCCCTGTAAACGAACCAAAAGCAGCAGCGGCGAGTCCACCAGTAGCAACTACCGCTACTATAAGAACTATTCCAATAATTAATTGAAGAAGTCCCCCACCTCCAGACATTTTTACTACTGGTATAATATATATATCTGATTTTCCAGTTTTTCCCTTTATTTCGTCTATAGATAAACTATTTTTTTTATTACCAACGCATACTTTATAATGCTTATTTCTACCTTCTGTCTCGAAATACTCCCGAAATTTACCGTCCGTATTTATACAAATAGCCCTTATTGCTTCTGCTGGGCTAGAAACATCGAGTTTCCAGAGTTTTCCGAAAATTTTGCCTAATTTTCCACCTAAATGGATATTTACAAGTTCATTCATTTTAATCTATAACCTCCAATAAAATTTTTACCTAAAATTCCTATTTCCTCTATCGCAGAAAGTCTTCCTATGCAATGATGAAGAATTTTCCCATCACCATAATAAACTGCTAGATGTTTTTCATTACCTTTTTGCGAAAATACAAACAAGTCACCAAACTTAAAATCATCAATTTTTTCAAAAAATTTATTCATTTCTTCGATGACTATGGTAAAATTATTTTCTCTAAATGATTCGTCTCTTATGCAATCAGGTAATAAAATATTTTTTTCTTTTTTATAGAAATCTCTAATCAAACTATGACAGTCATTAAATCCCCGTATATATTTTCTACCTTGAAAATCTCCATAATCATAAGATAAAGGAATATAAGAATTGATTTTTTTATCAAGTTTTGAATAAACGTAAATAGGTAAGCATGATTCTTCAGATACTTCTAAATCTTGTTCGCTAAAATTAGAGTCCGAATCTACATGAGAATGATAAATAGCGTACAAATCTCTTTTTGAGTTTTTAATATAATCATCAGCAGATACTTCAAAAAAATTTTTCTTATCTAATGCGATATTTTCACACTTTTCTATTTTTGCTTGAGATCCTTCAAGATAAATAAAGCCACCGATTTCTTCATCGGAAGATTCAGCTTGAGTAATAATCTCCTGATAAATTTTACTTGTCATATTACATATGGTCCTCTTGCAACGCCAGGAAATCCACCAAATTTTAAAACTTGTGGCGATGGATATCTTTTTTTACATCCTCCAATATTTTTTGAACAAAAATCAGCAACCCATTTGCCAGGAGATTTTATTGGACCGTTTTCAATTCCAATTATGCCATTTTGATTAGCAACATAAAAAATTTTTTCTCCTAAAGTTTCTTTTAACGTACTTGTTAATGAAACAAAGTGTCCTAAATTATAAGTAAAAGATTCATTATATTCTCCTCTAGGAATAAGTGTAAAGCCATAAGTTCCAGCACCTCCAGTCATAGCTTTATTATTTCTATCAGCAACTGGATCGCCAGTATATCCACACGAAGAATCTCTATATTTAAAGCCACATATACGAGCAAAAACCATTCTATTTGGAATTTTTACATTATCTATTTCTAATGCAGTTGTTAGTTCAAATTCAACATAATCTTTATTTTCTGTTATTTTTCTATTTATGAAAAATATATCATCAGCATAAGCTGCTTCTGGATCTGCTAGGCCATAAGGATTTATTTCATTATCAAAATTTACAGCATCTATAAATCTAGAAAAAACTCTTTTTCTTGAAAATTTAGCTCCTATTAAATTATTTCCATTAAGTATGTAATAAGAAACGAAACCATTTATATTAGCCGCTCTAAGTTTCGGTCTAGGCAAAGACCCTTTTCCATCGTATTCAAATCCCTCTAGGAATACCGGAAAAGCAGTATATTCAATTCCATTGAAAGTTATATTTTTATAATTATTTGAAGATCCATCATGAAAACGTAAAATCGGACCTCCTAAACTTGATGCATCTAATTCGTACAAAGACAATAATGCGCTTGGATTAAATTTTGTTGCTTCTAGATTTGTTACTGTTTTACTCATATATCGAATACTTGTTGTATATCAACAGATATTGTGTTTAAGTTGTATGAATTGGTTGTTATTTGTGCTGAGTCAGCAATATACCTATTACTTGGATTATTTGTCAAGTTATTTACTGGCATAAGTAAATTAAACCATTCTATACCAGCTTTGTCTTCCACAAAAGTAGATATAGCTCTAGCTTCTCTATCACTTCTATTTTCAAAGTTTAATCTCCAATTATAATTTACGCTATTTAATCCGTCTCTTTGTCTTTGAGAATATCCATCACCAAATTTAGCTTCATTTTTTCTTGCTTTTATTTCTTGCGATGAAGAATAAGATGGAATAAACATAAAACCACTTGTCCAAGAATGACTAAGTGAAGTTTTTACTAAGCCTCCAGCCCCTCCATTACCATATTGCCTTTCATTTATAAATTCTACAAAACCTGATCCACCATTTATCGCCATTCCAGTAAAATTAGCTTCTCCCAAAAATGTTGCCGAAACAGCTATCAAAGATCCTGCGGCGAAATTAGGACCAAGATTAGTACCAAGACCAGTTTTTGTAAAAAAAACCGTAGTTTTATTATCATCTGTAACGTAAGAAGTTACATTATATGAAAAGATTGAATTTGGATTTTGATTCGATGAATCCTGAGTTGCATAAAAATAATATGCATCAGAAACCGAAGTCCCTCTAATTACATCGAATTTCTTGTAATTTGCTGAACTTGAATATGGAAAAAATATATTTTGAACTGCCATGCCTTAATCCTTTTACTTTAATACACTTTATTTAGTCCTTCTTATTTGACTATTCACTCCACCAACGCGAGATTGTTGAGTCATTTCATCTTTAACTATATCTCTTACTTGACGAGATAGTTTTTGACCAAAATCTTCGCCAAATGGTGAATCCTTACCCTTATCTTCTTTGGTTTCAGAAGACATTTGTCCATTATTATTTATATCAATCTTAATATAAACAGATGGACTTGATACAATATTCTGAGTAGAATTTTCTGATTTAGATATGGAAACTGGCGAAGGAGTATCTGAAACCTCTCCACCTTCTGCATATCTATTGAAAGAAGAAGCTAAAGATACACTTGATGAAACTTCTCCACCATTTGCATATCTCTTATATGTTGATGGAATAGATACATCTGAAATCATCTGATTGCCATTTGAATACTTATTAGACATGGATGCCATAGACATTTCTGATAACATTCCGTTACTATTTTTATTAGAAATAGAAGCCAAGGGTGTCTTTCCACTACTTGAATAGTTATTAGACATAGAAGCTAAAGATACACTTGATGAAACTTCTCCACCATCTGCATATTTATTTAGTGCAGAAGCTATGGGCATATCATTAGAAACCATTTTATTCCCATTTGAATACTTATTAGAAATAGATGCCATAGACATATCTGATAAGGTTCCGTTATTATTTCTACTTGAAATTTGCTTAAATATTTCATTGTTTTCTTGGAACCTGTTTGAAACTGGTTTCAAAGAAGCTAAAGATACACTTGATGAAACTTTCCCACCATTTGCATATTTACTTAGAGCAGAAGCCAAAGGTACTTCATTGGAAACCATGCCGCCCCTTGAATATCTTCTTGTAGCTGGAGCCCCTGCATATCCAGCAAGAGTGTATCCGCCTTGAGGATTTTCCTCTAAGAATGCAAATTCGCCATCTTTCATTTCCGACTCTGTTCTTAATTGAGCGCCAGCAGGGATAGAAGCTGTTGAACTTGATTTAATTTTAGGCTGAAGAGCTTGAGCACCAAAACCAAGAGCGGTAGCTATACCTACGCTTGCTAAAGCACCCTTAAGCGAATATGCAGGTGTCGCAGCACTCGCTGCATATGCAGGTGCTCCAGCAGCAGGAAATGCAGTAACTTGACCCGCGCTAATGGCAGCTTGACCACCTCCCATCGAGGCGAAGCTGCCTTCACTACCGTATGAAAAATTACTCAAGGAATTTCCACCAGCAACACTTGAACCTTGACCAACCACCCCGAAAGAAGTAGCTGATGAAGGTGTAGATCCAGGACCAACGCCAACACCAGCGGAAGGGGAATTTACAGAAACTCCAGAACTTCCAGAACTTCCAGAACTTCCAGAACTTACGGAGCCTCCAGCACCAGGCGCACCATATAGATATCCACCAATGCCACCCGCAATACCACCAATAATAGCCCCAGTTATTGCGCCTTTTTTGCCCCCAGTCGCATAACCAACCACACCACCAACGGCAGCACCAATGGCCATGCCAATTAGTATACCACCAATAATACGCTTCTGAACTTTGCCTTCGGCTAAACTTTTGATATAATCTTGACCATATTTTTCAACAGAACTTTTCTTGATTACATAGCCGCCAGACTGAAGAGTAGCAGCAACGTCATCTTTTATTCCTGAACCATCGTTAACAACGAAATTCATTCCGCCGAAAACTTTGCCTCCAGAGGCATATTTTTTCATTGTTCCATTATTTATGGAATCAAGAGTTTCTCTTCCAATAGCATTAGCAGAATCTGGTGATATGTAGTATTCACCCTTAGTTAATAAGGCTTGAACAGATCCACCAGAAGCATATTTTTGAATAGGTCCACCCGCATATTTCTTAACAGGTCCACCTGCCGCAAAGGGAGAGACAACTCCAGCAGCTTGAAATCCAGCACCAATAAACTGCTGAACAGCTTTAGATGCAAATGCTCTTGCGGTATCATTCAATACTCCTCCTATAAAGTCCCTGAAAGCATCTTTTGCATTTTTTGCTCCAGTTACGAAATCGCCAAACGAATTACCCGCTCTACTTTCAAATGAATCAAAAACAGTATTAGCTACATCTGAAAGATCGCTCATACTAGCAGCGGCATCTTGCATTCTTTGTTTTATCGTAAGTCCGAATGTCGCACCAGACCTTTCTTCTATTTTAGCTTGTCTAAGTTTTTCGTCTGTAATCCTTCTTTCAATAGCAAGAATGTCAAGACGACTTCCTCTATTTGTTTTAGCTTCAGTTAATCTTTGATTATAGAAAGATTCTGCGTTCTTAGAATCTTCTAATTGTTCTCTAGAAACTGGTCTACTTTTAAATTCCTCATAAACAGCATTAGCTACATTTGCTGCACGATCACTCTTACTACCAGAATCCTCTTGCATTTTTCCTTGTATCGCAAGGTTGAACGTATCACCATACCTTTCTTCTATTTTAGCTTGTTTAAGTCTTTCGCCTGTAATCTTTCTTTCAAGATCAAGAATAGTAAGACGACTTTCTCCATCTTCTCTAGCTTGAGTTAATTGTCTATCATATAAAGATTCTTTAGTCTTAGAAACTTCTAATTCTGCTTCAGAATTAGTTCTTGCTCTTTTTCTTGCATCTTCTATTTGATTTCTTAATTTTTCTTTCTCTATTTCTCTTTGAGCTTCTTCATCGTTATAGTCTGGAACATCAGAAACTCTAAATGCTGGATTATTTGGAAGATTAGGATTATTAAAGTTATTTGGGTTTGGACCTATTCCGTTTAAATAAGTTGATAGGTCAAATTTAGATTGGCCTGATGGAAGATTAGGATTATAGAATCTAAAGTTATTTGTTTTTTCTAAAGAGATTTCTAGTTTTCTTTTTTGTGATTCTAAATCTTGTATCCTATCATTTGTATTGGATATTATTTTTTCTTGAACTCCTGTAAATGAAACAGCAAATCTTAATAAAGCTGAGTCAATTTCTTTAAGATTAAGATTAACGCCCTCTACTGGTTTAGTTGCATCTTTATTTTTTAAAGAATCTCTAAAGTCAGCTAAACTGTCTTGCTTAGGTTTAGGTGTTAATCCAAGTCCCTCGTCAATCTTACGAGATTCGGTGGAATAACTTTTAACAGCAGCAAACAATTTATCTTCTTCAAATGCTCTTCTTTCTTCAGCAGTTAATTTTGGAATCGGCGGATTAGGAATTAAACCATCGTAAGAAATATTACTAAATGGAATAATCGGAGGCTGATATTGATTTTTATATCCAAAATCAACAGGAGTAGATTGCAGTCTTCTGCTGTCCATTTCTCTAAGTTTCTGTTTCTCTATTTCAATTTTTCCTTCTATTTCAGTTTTTTTCCTAAGTGTTTCTATTGATTGATCTTTTGGAGCCTCCGCAGACAAAATTCCAAAATACTCAGAAGTGCTTTTCCCAGATCTATCTTTAAAGAAATCAGCAGTTATTCTTGTGTATGTTTCTATATTTTCAAGAGGATCAAGTTTAGTTGCTAAAGTTCCTGTCTCAAAAGATATTTTTCCTTGAGCAGCAAATGCTCTAACATCAGTTTTGCCACTACTTAAATCCAATAAATCATTTTCTGGTCTGCTTTTTATTACATCAATACCTTTTGATATTCTTTCAGCAGCTATTTTAGAAGACAGATCATATGATTCACCAGATTCAATTTTATTTACAGCTTTCCTTATAGATGCTTCATCTGACTTTACTTGCTCTCCAATTATAGAGGAAAGAATTTCTGCATAAGTCTCTTTTGCGGATGAGGTTCTTAGTATTTCTTTGACTAAAGTAGATCTTTCTGTCTCAGGTAATCCCAAAGCATCAAGTGTTGATATACTTGATAGTTGAAAAGCCGAAGAAGACGGACCCTTTGTTCTTCCAAGAATAGATGATTCAATGAATGATTGAATTGTATCAGGATTGAAAGTAGAATTAGCTAAAACTCTATTTCTTTGTTCAACCTTGGACTGAACAGACATTATTTTTGTCTGAATTCTATCTTCGTCTAAACTAGCTTTAGTTGTTGCGGCATTAATTTCTAATTGAAGGGAAGCATCTCTAAGTAAGTCTGCAACTTCTTTGTTGCCCTTTCCAATTGTATCAATTAATTTATTTATATCTTCTGTAGATGAAATACTTTCTATTTGCTTAAATGAGTCGCTAGTAAAATTAGCTTTTCCAGATCCAGATACCGTCGCTAAAGAAGATTGAAGCTGGCTAATTATGCGATTTGCCCCAATAGAACCCTGATCTTGTATTTCTCTTTGATTAATAGAACCCGCTCTAGCTATTTTATCTTGTTCACTTAGTCCAGAAAGAAGACTTAACGAAGCTAAACCTACATTTTTTCTTTGACGAGAAATAGATGAACTAGATATTTCCGATAGCGCAGACTGTCTGTTAATCTGTGCTATTAAATTATTTTTTACTTCAGATATTCTTATCTTAGAAATTATTTCTGTATTTTTAGCAGATTCACTCAATTGACTATTAAACTCATCAACATATTGTAAGTAATTTCTAAAAGTAAATGCCAAATCATCAGGACTGTCCTTTAATTTGTCAACTGTTTGTTTAATCTGAGATGCGCTTAATCCTAATGATGGTGCGAATTCCTTAAATGCTTTTAATGGATCGTTTTCAAATACCTCTCTAAACCTTGAAAAAGCCTCGCTTGTTTCTTTATTTGATAAATCAGTTGCCGCAGCTAATGCCTGAGCAGCATTTGAAATTGACTCTGGGCTAAAATTCCCAGATAAAAAGCTATCTCCCCTTGCGCTAGTAAGACTTGACACTACATCGCCAGCAAGCGCGGTTTTTGAAGCACCCGCAGATAATGGTCTTGCGGCAGCTAAAATCTTATTAACATCAGAACCACCTGCTAGTAATGCTTCTCTTACGGCTGGATCTCTTATCCCTTTTAGGGAGTCAAATTGTTGTTTTTGAAGATTTTTAATATCATTAGGGTTTGCGCCAGAGTCAATTGCATCATTTATTCTTTGTTGAAGTTGAACATAACCATTTGCGGCTTCAATTTGTCTTGCGAAAACGGCATTATTATTTTCAATATCTCTTGCAAACTCTTCAAAGCTTGTTTTTAATTTTCCTATAGCTCCAATTACACCACCAACTACTGCACCAATACCAAGACCAGCTATAGTTCCAACTGGTCCGGGAGCAATTGCCGATCCAATTAATGCACCAGTTCCAGCGAAACTTAAAGCTCCGGTCGCAGCACCACCAGCAATTCCGCCAGTAGTTCCACCTCTTCTCTCTGGAACGAATCCAGAAAGTAATGGAAGAGCTATTGATGCCGCAAATCCAGCATTAGATATTTTATTGTCGCGTATAGATTGTAATCCTTGAGCGCGAGATCTTATGGAAGATTGGGCTCTTCTTGAAAGAGTTGGATTATTTTGTATATATGTATCTGCTTTGTCAATTTCATTTCCAAAACTAAAAAGTCCTTTATTTTTTTGACGATCAATTGCATAATCGTCGCCAATTTTATCGGCTATTGCTTGATCTGCATCTATTCTTAATTTTTTATATTTTTGCGCAGCGGCTATGGTAATTTGTTTTTGAGCTTCTTTATCATTAGCTAAGACTTGTGGATCATAACCAGGAAATAATTCTTGCGATACGCCTTCTCTTGTAGCTGCAAAATAACTCGCTCCTTCTTTTCTTGTAAGACCAGATATACCAACTTTATCAACTTTTGTAGATAATTTTTGATTTTGAATTTCTTTTGAAAGCGAAGCTTTTTGTGCTTTTATTTCTTTTTCAAAATCAACTAATGAGTAGGCGTATTTTAATTGAGCCGTATTAAGTTGTTTACTTGTTCCACCAGAAGCAATTAAATTCCTAGAAGCTATTCCATAGGCGGCTTCTAAAGATTTCCCTTTTAAAACAAGATTTTTAACACTTTGATTAAAATCAGTTCCTAAAGTTCCTGATTTGGCAAGTCCTAATGTTTGATTGATAACAGACTGATCAACACCCCCACCTGAAGTGTATGATTTTGAAGATAAAATATCACGTAAGTAATTAATATCTTGTGTTCTTCCAGTTGGACCTAATCTTTCTTTCGATAAAAGAGTTTTTATCTGTTCGTTAGAAAGTCCTGTTAATTGCTTCTTTAGATAAAGTTCTCTACGAGTTACATCTGATAAGGGCTCTGGAGGAAGAGGGGGGCTTGGTCGTGGAGGTGGAGGAGGTGGTGCAGGTGGAGGAGTCGAAGGTGGCGAAGGTGGCGAAGGTGGCGAAGGTGGGGGAGGCGAAGATGGAGGAGGAATAATTTCCGCATCAACAGTAGGAGAAGTAGGACGACGAAACCTGCTATAATCAGTTTCTGATTTATCAGAACCTCCAGATGACGAAGAATTAAAGCCATATTTATATCCGCCAATCCCACCAAAAATAGCACCAGCCGCCCCTATCATTGGACCAGCTGAACCACCACCACTTAATCCAACGCCAATTGCTCCCGCAATTCCAGCGCCCATAATCGCATCGGTAACTTTTTTAATTGTTGTTCTAAAATTTGGTATTACTTCTTCGGCATCTATAATAGGTCCATTGCCAGTATTAACACGACCAGCGCCACCTGATCTACGATCTCCAACAGAAAAGTTAGAGGAAGTAGGCAGAGGAATAGAGAATCCAGGAGTAACATTTTTTTCTCTACGAACTCTTCTATTAATTAAATCATTAGAAAATTGACTAGAAAACGGGTATGATGGCAATAGACCAGATTCTGGTGATGGACCAGATGCTGGATTATATGGAACTAAGGCAGAGTTAGGGGATCTGTAAGAACCAGGAACATAACTAAGTTTTGGAATATTATTACCACTTGAAAGAACTCCATTTCTATAAATCCTTACTGGTTCTTGAGTTGCTTGTAAAGACTGAATAATCTCTTCTTCAGTTAATGCTGGAGTCTTAGGAATAAAATTAGACTTATCAATAGCCGCAAACATTTTCTCTTTTTGGGCTTGAATTGCCTGTGGAGTTAAATTTTGAATTTTTCTAATTTGCTTATTTCTAGCAATTTCTTGTGCCGAAGGCTTAAGATTTACCTGTCTTAATAATTCCGATTCACCTTCTTTGAATTGCTGAGATAGAATTCTTCTACGAGCATCTTGAGCAGCATCTTGAGCTTTTTTAATTTCGTCTTTAGCATCTTGTTCTGCATTTATTACTTTATAAGCTTCCTTAACTTGACTATCTTTTATAGACGGAGATGGATAAATGGCATTAGACCTACTAATAGCCGCAAACATTTGCTCTTTTTGAGCCTGAATTGTTTGTGGAGTTAAATTTTGAATCCTTGCAGTTTGTTCGCTTCGTGCTTTTTCAGCGGCAGATATACTTGGTGTTACAGTTTCTGGAAGTTCTTTTTTCCCTTGAGCAAATTGTTGAGCTAATACTTTGCTTCTAGCTTCTTGAGCAGCTAATTCGGTTTTATATTTAGCTTGATCTTGATCTGCTTGTTTAAGTTCCGCCGCTCTAGTAGCACCAGCAATAGTAAGATTTGTTACAAGTTTTTTCCCAGCAACACCAATTTTAGTTTTTATTTCTTCTAAAGATTTTCCAACTAAGTTAGCACTTTGAGATAAATCTATAATTTCTTTAGTAGTTTTCTTAAAAGCATCAACGGAATTAGTTCCTTCCTGTCTTAAGGATCTAAATAAAGACCTTAATTGAGCGGACGTTTGTCCACCTCCAATATCCATCACTTCTGCGTAATTTATTACATTACCAAATACATCTTTAGTTTTAGTTCCAACCATTTTGGATGGAGTTCTACTTGTTAATTTATCAAATTCAGCAAAGTTAGGAACAAAGCCATTTGCCGCACCATAAGTTCTTGGATTAATTCCTTCTTTTAATGCGCGTGAAACACCTTGAGAACCATCGAATGGCTCGTCGCGGCGATTCGCAACTAGTAGACCCATTGGGTTGGAAGAGCTTTTAACTCTATTATCATTATCAATATAAATATCTTTTAAACTTACGCCAGCAGCTACTTCGCGAGAAATAGCGGAACGGAGAGGATCTGAAAAATTAGGAATATAACCATTAGCGAATACATCGTAAGTATTGCCGTTTGCTCTAACACGACTTATGTTATCTAGCAAAAATCTTCTCGGTGTAGCCTTGCCCTGCCCTTCTTTAAGGGAATTTAGAACGATACTATTTGTTTTCTCATCATAATCAGTCCAACTTTCATATGCTTTTGGCGCATCTGCTCCAACAAGTTGATCTTGATTCACTCTCCATTGAGCAGCATTATAATTTGCAGATTCTCCATTTTTCTTTGTGTAATAAATGCTTTGGAATTTTTTAGATTTAAGTAAATCTGCTAACTGAGCGCGAGGAAGGCGCATATTTGCAAAATTAGGAATATGACCTCCAGCCAATTCAGGAGTTAGAAAATCAGGAAATGAAGATTGTTTTTTACCTAATTTGTATTTATCTATGAATCTTGCGTTACTTTCGCCAATATAACTTGTACTAAAATAAGCTGGATCAAAAATTTCAATTTTTCCACCAGCTTTTTCTATTTTAGATAGAAAATTATCTGCAAATCCTTTGCGAGATATAATACTATCACTTAATTTCTTAAAAATTTCAGAATTTCTTTGTTTAGATCTATTTTTTCCAACGCCAATTATATTATCAAAAATTTTCTTTCCACGTTCATTTATTCCATAGTTTCCAGAATGAATATCTGCACGGGCTCCGAATAAATTTTTTGTTAAAATTGGATCTATTGCTTTTGTTGCAGTATTATCAATAATACGAGATAATAAAGTAATAATACCACTATTTGCACCACTTTCTTCTAAGGTTCTTAGATAATTTACATTACTGGCTTTTGGTTTTGCAGTATATCCACGCTCTAATGATCGTTTCAATGATCCAACTGGAGCTAAAAATTCCATACCTGCTACTTTTTCATTAGCAAGCATCTTTGAAAGAATGTATTCTGATCTTAAGGCGCTAAGATTATTATATTTTTTTGTTACTAAATTAGAATCTCCCAATCTGTATCCAGTTCCTTCAACTCCAGATGCTAATTCTTCTGCTACTCCACTTTTAATAAATCTTTCATTAGCAAAATTAGGAACAAATCCATCCGCCATACCTTTTGGACGTAAATAACCAGCATCTAAAACTCTTAATCCTTGGTTAAAGGCTTGCCCTGCTCTTCTTAGTTCATATGGACCAGGTTTTCCAGTAGATTCACCTAATTCAGCTAAAATATCGGTAACAGCACCTAAATCTCCTGATTTCGTAACTCCTAAATTATCAATTCTTAAATCTCCAGCATATTGGCCAGCAAAACCCGAATTTCTAGATCCTTCTAGATATGGTTTTAAGTAATTAGTTAAAACTTTTGCTATATTAGATTGAACAGAAATTTCATTTCTACCAGGAAGCATTCTTCGTATTTCAGGATACTCAATAAGTTGTAGTCTTTCGATTAATGCAGCTTCTTTTTTTCTTCCACCAATAGTAACTTTTCCAGTATCAAATATTTGTGGTGCAAATGCTCCTGATGTATTTAAAGCTCGTAATTTATCAAAATCTTTATTTTTTCTTCTTAAAACAGATAATACTAGTTCTTTTGGATCGATGCCTTTTATTAATCCCATTCCACTGAATTTATCTTCAAATAAATCCCCTTGTACACTATTTAGTGCCGCAACATTATAAATATCTTTATATGAACCACGCCCAAGCTTATTTAACATTTCAAACTGAGACTCAAAAGGTGTTTTTTTTGCAAAATTAGGAATATGACCAGAAGCTATAGAAACATCACCAAAGGGATGTTTATATTTAGGAAAAATATTTCCTTTTGGACTATAAAGCCTTGCTTTATCACTTAATGAATTAAATAAAGAAACTTCTTTTTCAGAAGAAAAAGTTTCTATCATATCTGATACATCTTTATTTCCAATACTCTTAAAATATCTTTTTAATAAATCCGAACTTACTCCAATTTTACCTCCAGAAGCTACTTGCATAAACTTTTCTGAACCTAATCTATTAAATAGTTTTTCTAATTTCTGTGGGTCACTATAAATTCTATTAGATCTTATCTGATCTACCATAAGAGCTTGATTATCTCCAGATTTACTAGCACCAAGTTGATCTCCAAAATTTAATTCACTAAATTTTTTTGGTTTTACTCCATCTACTTCCATAAACTTCAAACCTTGTTTAAAACTTGTTGTAGTTGGAACTATTCCTGGCTGTGTACTATTTCTTGAGCGAGCAAGATAATCCATCAAATCTTTAAACCTATGAATTGATCCTAGACCTTCCCAATTTCCAGCATATGCAGCTGATTTAAATTTTGAAGAATCTTCCATTCCAAATCGTGAAGCCATACCACGGTAAAGAGTGGTCATTTTTGGTGCAAAATTAGGAACGAATCCACCCGCCGCATTAATTTTTCTTGCGCCTGACGGAAGACCCATTTTTTTCACCATGTTCTTATTAAACACAGCAGTTCCACCGAATGCATAATTTGGAACTACATATTCATCTGTATTTACAACAGCTGTTCCTCTTTTGCCGTTACCAAAATTAAAATTAGGCATTACGACGGGTTTGGCAGACGGCGAAGCACCGCCAACACCTTTCTTTATCGCAGACATCTCTTGCTGAATAGGAGAATAACCACTAGCAAAACTACCAGTTTTACCTAACGACCTTAATTGTTTTACAGCAGATGGAGACGTTTTACCCAAAGAATAAATTTCCTTTGCTTGTTGGGTATTTTGTGCAGCCCGTAAAGCATTTTGTTTAGCTAAAATCTCTAAAATAATCTTTTCTTTTTCTACTATTCCCGTAACTAACGATAGACGGGTTTTATCTTGGGATGAAGCCGAAGCCAATAAGACATTCAAACCTCTAATTGCTTCAAGTTCTTTATTTCTGCCTGGAAAAAGACCTACTACGTCATCTCTAATGACTGAAAATGTCTTTGAAAGAACGGTTGTTAATAAAGTGCCGATTGTAACTAGTCCCGGACCACTTATTACATTTCCAATTCCTTTTAGTAATCCACTAGCGATAGCCTCACCTGCGTTTTGTATCTCAGGATCTTTGCCAGCGCCACGAAATGAGTCAAGAAAGCTGGTTATGATTTTATTTCCTGATAAAATTTCCTCAAGCAATGGAGCTATAGTTATTTTACCAACAGAATCACCTATTTCTGACGCACTTGTTTTGAAATTTTGAATTAAGCTATCTAAAGATTTGTTGAGGGATTCATTTCTCTTTTGCGCTTCCACGGTAGCGGAAGAAGCCGCATATGTAGCTTGTTCTACAACGCTATAACTTCTAGCTAAATCAGTTATAATCGCTCTAAATTGATTGATTTGGTAAATACCAGCAGAAAGTTCGCCTACGACTTGTTGTTGACTCTTTGTTAAGGAATCGAATGTTCCACCCAAATTTTCTAGAATTCTATCGGCAGATAAAGCTTCTCCGCTTAAATCTCTTACGGCAATACCAAAAGATTCAAGTTGGTCCAATACTTCTGGGCGTTGTATCCTTGTGAAGATTGTTTTGAAAGCATTACCAATTACAGCACCACCTCTGGCAGTAATTTGTTGTGCCGAAGTTATGATACCTAATAGTTTATTGAAAGTTACCCCTGAGTCTTGAGCGGTAGAACCTACGCGAGAAAGAGCTTCGGCCAAGTCTTTTGTAGATACGGCGAATTTAGTGTCAACTGCAACTAATCTATTGATGACTTGAGTTGAGGTTAGTCCTTCTTTGGAAAACCCGTTAATTGCACTAGTTAAAGAATCAACAGCACTTGCAGCATCCAATCCTGATAACCTTGATAGAATAAGAGCGGAATTTACTCTTTTTACTGTTTCTTCAGCACCAAGACCTTGACGAGAAAATTCAAGCGCAGCCTTTGCAGCCGCATCAAAAGATTGTGAGGCATTTCTAGCAACATCAAAAAGTTCTCTTTTAAAGGAAGATAAATCTTTTGATGACAAACCTAAAACAGAATTAATATCTAAAAGAGCTTTCTCTACCTTGATTGTAGAGCTAACTATTTCATTGAAAATTCTAACAGTTCCACCCAAAGCAAATGCTGAAGCACCGAATGTTAAAACACGTTGATTAGCAGCATCTAGAGAATTTCCTACTTGGTCAACGCCAGTTCTAATTCTACCTAAAGGAGCAAGCGCAGATCTTTCGTTTATTTGAAAATTTAATTTCTGTGTTTTTTCAAGTTCTCTAATCTGTTTTAAGATTGGAGCAGTTTCTATTCTTGCTGAGAGTGTGACCGAGGGAGTTGCCATTTCTTACCTTTGTTCTAATAATACACGAAATGATTTCGGTTTGCTAACTATTTTGCATTTTAAACATTTCCATCATTGACATGGGTTTATTTGGTAATCCCTTTTTACCATCGCCATCAATTATATTCAAATCTTCCTTGGTAGCACCAACAATAGCTACATTAGAGTGATTATTATTATTCACTAATTCTTTTGCATTCCTTGAAGAATTTAGGTAATTTACTAATTGGTCTGGGTCTTTTGATATATTTGATGGCAGTGCTTTAATATCAACTTCCTGTAGAATACTTTTGAAAAATTTTCCATAATTAGAAAGTTTTACTTGATTATATGTAAAATTTACTATTGATTTGCCAAAAAACATACTTGCGTTATCTTCGCATAGATTATAGTAAGCTGTAAAAAAATCTTGTATAGCTAATTTTTTTAGATTTAAATCAGCGCATCTATCTAAACTTTTGCCATATATTGCTAATAAATCAATAAATATTGTATCTTCTATTTCGTCAAATTCTTCTTTAGAAAATAATGCATTTTTTAGAGTGTCTTCTTTAAAAAAAGATTTTAATATGTAATAATCATTAACGACTTTATCAGCATAACTTTCTGATGTCATTCCAATCAAATCACTCTTTTCTTTTTCTAGCAATCTTAATTCATTTTCTTGCTTTTCAGTTTCTTCTATTTGTTTCTTTAGGATAGATGGAAGTTTTATCAATTTGAGAGATTCTTTTAATCTAACAACGTAATCTTTCTTCATGACTATCTCATTCTCTTTCTTTTCAGACCAAAGCCCCTCCTTTAAAAGAAAACCCACCTTTTCTTTCTCGGTCATTATGCCGCTTGAATAAGCTTCTTGCTTAAATTGGTCATAAAGTTCATCTAAATATAAATGCTCTTTATGTGACAAGTGCCGAATATAAAGAGTTCCCCCATTATATTCGGCACAAGAATAGCCATTACAAACGTCAACAAACGCTTGTCTTAACTCTTTACTCACTCAAGTATTCTTTTTCTACTTTTTCAAACTCTTCTGGTGTAGAAATACGACCAGCGGAATAAAGACCCCAGAATAGAGCTAATTTATTTTTAGCAGCTATATAAATTGGGTCTAAGTTTTCCTCTAGATCAAAATAGTAATTTTCTTTTTCTTCAAAGGTATTTCCCTTAAATACTTGTTCAGACTTACCATCTTTTTCGATATAAGTTTGATAAAATATCAACCATAGATTCCCTCTTTCCTGCGCGTATGACTCAGCGGTATTTTGGAAAATAGCTTGATTGGATGTTTCAATCGCTTGAAGTTCTCTTTGAATATCCACTAGTTCAGAAAGAAGATCGGATTGCTTTGTTTGTTTTTCGACATTCTGATCTTCTACTGATCCAATAGAGATAAGGTCGTTTCTGATTTTTTCGCCTTCAATAGTTAAATGAGCGATTCTCTTTGCAGTCTCTTGAGACAATAGGGCTCCCGCACCATCAATATGTTTATTGACCAAAACAGATTTACTGATTAAACCAGCATCAATAGCTCTTTTTATTTGAGAACCATAGAATAGACGGAACTTATCATTCTCTCCTCTAGCTGGTTGTTTTAAAGAGATACTGTAACTAACAGGTTCTTTAACCTTGGTCTTTACAGTTATTTCTTGGCCATTTTCGTTTTTAACTTCAGTTTTTTCAACTTCGGTTTCTACTGATATTTTGAATTCGTGTAGCTTTTTCATAACTTTTTCTTATTATACGTTTTTGTTTAAAAAAAATCAACTTTAAAGTTCTTAGATTGTTCTTCTATTGAACGATAACAATCATTTCCAGAACCTAATATTTTTTTTCTAATTCTATCCATTTCTTGGTCAGTGAAATGATTAGCTAGAATTACTTTGTTTTTTTGGTCTTGAGGAAGGGCGTCAATCAACTTACCCATAGCATCGTCGTGCTGTTCTTTTAAGTTTTCTACAATAAATAAAAAATCTTTAAATAGATTTGTAATATTTCTTTTTGTAGAAAATAAAAATATTTTCTCTGCTTGATTTTTTTCCATAATTCCTTTTTCCTTAACTTATATACACAAAAAAGCCCCAGTTTTATTAACTGAGGCTTTTTTATTTTTCTAACTATTTAATTAGAATGCATTTTTGCCACTAATGAAGATACCATTTATGTTATCTTCTGGTCCACCGATTGTGCAGCTATAGCTTAAGCTTACAGTTGCAGCATTTTGACCAACGGCATTACTTTGATTTTGGCTTTCTAGTTTAGCGCGACGAATATCGAATCTCATCGCAACAGCACCAGTTCCTTGACAATTTGGCTCACGGCACACAACAGAGAAATTTGTAAATTCATCGTTACAAAGAACATTGCTTAGTGCGCTTGATTTTAATTCAGTTTGTAGAACTTCAATCTGAACGGTAGGAGTGATTGGGTAAGTTTCTACTTTAGCGTAGCTGAATAGAGTTCCTAGACGATTTAGATTTTCTCTAGCAAGAGGAATGCTGATATTAATACTTTGAACAGGAACAGCATTAGCACCGCTCATGAAAATACCAAGAGCAGTAGCATCAGCATTATTGATTTCTAATGTTACGTCACCGGGTTTAATGGCTGAGATGATATTAGTGCCAGTATAGGTTTGGGCGACAGGAATACTGAAAGTCTGTCCGGTAACGGGTCTTCCATTCTCCAAGGCTACAGCAGGGGAAGCTATATTTTGAGTGCCAGTATCGTATTTGACGTTAAGAGCCTCGAAAGTAACATCGCAAGTAGGAATAGTGCCAACAGCGAAATTCCAAGCGATGTTAGAGACTGAAGCATTGCCAAGGGAAACAACACCATTAACGCCGCTACTAGTATTTCCTACTGCGTCTGCACCTTCAGAGGTAACTAGACAGAAAAGATTCTTTGGGTCAGTAGATTTAGAAAGAATGCCGCTTAAGCAAGAGACATTACCTTTAACGAAAAATCCTAAAGCTGATTCCGCAAATCCGTCTAGGGGATAATACTGAAGTGAAGCGTTTACAGTAGGAGCTTCGGTGATGATTGAGTCAACTCTGGCTAATTGGCCTAGTTGATTAACATCTTGACGATTAATTGTAAAGTCGTGAGAAAAAGACTGAGCGCGAGGAACTTGTAGAAGTAAATTCTGTCCAGAGTTACCGCTTGTGAAAGCGAAACTGTTTGCGGTTCCGCTTGAAATAAAAACGGCTTGAGATTGGTAAAGGATGCGATTTCTGCCCATAATATTATAAGTTTAGTTTTGTTTTTTTGTTTACACTTTTTTTCTATTGATTTATATCAGGTAATGATTAAATTTGAACTATCAGCTGCTTCGTTTGCATCTATGCTAATTGGAAGTGACATATTTAGCTCGGCAGAGGTATATGCGCCAACTGAAGAACCTAGATTGAATGAATCAATGTATGGATTTACAACTCTATAAGTTGTAGCGGCTGAAGCCCCAGAGCATGGTGAAACTAATGTGATAAAGATGCTTCCAGTAAGAGCATTTCCACAATCAAAGTGAGAAAGACCGCTTAATGGATTAACGCCCTCTAAGAATCCATTCATAGAAAGAGATGCGGCTATAGCGGTCATTGGTCTTGTTGGGAATTTTTGTCCAAAAATTGCAACTGCTTGTCTAGTAAAATTTACAGAAAGGTTAAAACTTTGTGGGCTAAATCCAGTCAATCCCGCGCCGCTGACTTGAATTCCAGAAATTGCTATATCTTGACTGCGAACTAAAGCAGTTGGAACAGCAATATTTTCTTTTGCTCCTGTAAAATTTTCAACTCTTAAATCTAATCCTTCGCCATTTACAGAAACTTTTGCGAAATCACCAACATTGGCGCTTACGGAATAAGAGTTAATACATCCACTTAAAATAGTTAATTTATTTTCGTAGTTAGCTGTATTAGCTTGTGAATTAAGAAATTCAAAATTTCTAGCCCCAAAGCCAGCCACAGAAATTCCGTCTGTTCTTCCAATAAGAATTCCAATTCCAGTATTATTTACTAAGCCAAAATTAGTTTCTATTTCTTTAGAGCTTTTTACGGCTTCTACTGAAAAAGATACAGGAGTATAATTTACAACTGGTCTTTCTTTTAGAGGGCTGAATCTTCCGATTTGGCTTACATCGGCTCTTGGAATTTGATAACCAACTGTTGCGCTTTGAACGCGCTCAATTGTTTGGAATGTGGTCCCCGCTGTTCCCGAAGACATTTTAACTTGCGTTGATTGATAGAATGGCATAATTTTTAAATCTTGTTTTTAATAATAACACTTTTTTTATGTAAATCTTTCTTTAGTAAGCTGAAAATCTATGATTCCTACGAAATTAGATTCGTTTGTCTTAAAAGAATCACTTAATTTAGATCCTCTAACAGATTCTATATATAAGAAATCTTTTAAGTTTTCAGCAGATGAAGTCATTTGCTTGTAATTATACCCACTTGGATACATTCCTGTCTTTACATCTCCGAATGGATTTATTGGGTCAAGATTCTTGCTTATAAACGGAATCCATTTATTTTTCTTATCAACGAAAAATGACATAACTTCATCAATGCCGTCCATCGTTTCAGAAAAAACTATCATAGATATTGAAACTTTTGTTTGTTTTTGACCACCAAGAGCATATGGAGAATTTTCATTTGATAATGCATTTATAAAAATTGCTGGTGTCACAAAAGAATATGGCTCTATCGCCCCCGTTGGATTTAAATCATATCTTGAATTTAGATAAAACTTAGAAGTCGTTAAAATTACTTCCTCTGTCTCATTTGATAAGTAAAAATTATATTCTTTAAAAGAATAACTTCCAGTTAGATTAAGTCCTGTTCCATAACTTGAAGGTATTAAAACTCTTCCATTATCATAATCTATTTTGATCCCACTTTGTTTATTTAAGAAGTTATTAGAAAAATACACTCCAGAGGAAACATTCGCGCCAGAAACACCTTTATCATAAACCCATTGCTTAAATGGAGATGAGTAAGATTCATACCCATTTAATCTCAAGTCTTTATTGTAAAATAACTTAGAGGAGTGATTTATATAAGCAGAAGCTTCATTCAATAATGAATTTTCAGCCCAAAACAAAAAAGATGCTTTTGCATCTGATAAAAATTGATTTTTCATACTTTATTATTTGATCCCTTTACGTTTTCTATAAAATTTTTTAAAATTTGAGTTATGTAAGAAGTGCTTCTGAATGTAGCACTATTTTTTAGTGAATTTCTACTCTGAGTACCGCCCTCTGATCTTCCTTTGCCAATTTTTGAAATAAATTTCTTTATACCTGGAATACCTTTCTCAATTCTATCTGTCCAAGATATTCCTTCAGCCCAAGGCATCGGACTGGCATCAAAAATTGCTTCTTGATCTGGCGCAGTAAACACAAAATCGAAAACTAAATTATCTTCCTGTGAACCACGAACATATTTCATTTTTGGTCCCGAAGGATTTCCTTCATTCAAAATTTCATAAACAGGATAAATTGGATTGCTACCATTTTCAAACCCAATAAAAGAAAATAAATTTGCACTTTCCCCACGAACCCCAACTATCGTATTACTGATATTTTCCGCTGTTGGGCCAGCTTCTATTTCCTGCGTGACCGGATGATTTGTAAAATCGTCTTGCATTTGATAAACTGCTGGTTCAAAAATTTCTAAACGAACTTTTTCCTCGGCTTCTTTTATTAAGATACGCCCAGCTTGTGAATTTATTTCTTTTAGTATTTGCTGCGGGTTCATTTTATTATCTTCAAGTAAAATGTATAATAATCAATATCGAATAAACCATGCGGTCTTCCAATTCCTTCCACGTTAAATCTAAATCCATCTAATTCCAATTGTCTTGCTTCGCTAAAAATATCATAAAATTCTTTTTTTATTTTTATTCTAGCTATTCCATCAATATTTTTTAATTTTAACTGAGCTTCATCTTCTGAACCTCCAACATATGGAGTTAAAAATGAATCTTTTAGTTTTTGATCATATAAAACTCTACCCTTTATAATTGATCTTGAGAAATTATTTTGCGGATTAGTTAGTAAGTTTTGATTATTTCTAGAAAATCTATTAAAAGATTCTTCATTTGAAAATGCAACTATTTCAGTTGGAGACTTGTAAACTATAATATCTCTATCCCAAGTATCAGCAACATCAGCGATTAGCGATGCCAAGTCATTTTTTTCTTGCAGTGTAAATAAAGAAGCCATATGATTAAGCGTATTTTTCTATTAAGATGTTGTGAATCATTAATCTATTTAAATTAAAAGGGTTTGAGATATAAAATGAGTCAGGAATCGGAGCCGGAACTCCTGAGTTGTTGTATGTTGATGTAAAAAATCCAGTTAATTCATTACTAGAACCAATCATTGTACCCAGAGCAACTTTCATGTTTTGTAAAGAAGGAAACTGCAAAAGATCATCTTGTTGATCATTATTATTGAACATAGTAATAGAAAAATTTTGATTAGATGTTCCTTTATCTTTTATTTTTATTTTTATTCCAAATACATTACAAAAATATGTATCTAGTAGTTTTAGCTCTCCAGTCAGAGTAAATGGTGATGGCATTATTATAGTCGATAAATCATTATAACTAAAGTTAAAATTATATCCAGTTGCTCCGCTTGGTATAATTGAAGCACTTACATTAGCATAACCGTAGCCAATAGAGTTATTATAATATGATATACTAGCATTAAGATTGAAAGACTCTCCTAAAGAAGAAATTCGTGGTCCAATACCTATATAAGAACATGAATCTTTATTCGGATAAAATTCATTATTTGATTTTATTCCTAAATAAAAATTTTTTGCATAATCTTCTTTATAAATACCAACAATTGATTCGTTTTGCAAAGTTTGATCAAATCCAGATACATTTGCCAAAGAAAGCGCAACACAAACTCTGATCTCCTCCCAGTCTCCGAAGTCAAATGGATAGACAAGAGATTCCTTTGGTTCTAAAACCAAGCATTTATGCCCACTGGCAGGAACCCTATCGAAAATTGTAGCCATATCAATAAAAATTATACGTTATACATGTTAATACACTTTTGTTATTTTTCTTATTTATAAATAAATAATCTTATCATTAAGAATACTTTTCGATTAATATTCCATGTACCCTTAATCTATTGAAGAGAAATGGATTGTGAATATATAAAGCATCAGGTATTGGCGCTGGTGTTCCCGAATTATTAAAAGTAGATGTAAAATAACCAGTATCTGGAGATGAAGTAAATGCAATATTAGCTAAGTCTTTTCTCATTTGGCTTAAAGATGGAAAATTCAAAGCAAAGGGTGGAGCACCATTTGCCTGAGATTCAGCATCATTTTGATGAAACTTCATAGCAATAGAATAAGATTGATTTGATGTTCCTCTATTTTTTATTTTAATTTCCAAACAAAACATATTACAAAAATAAGAATTTAGTCCACTTTGATTAATAGTAGGAGGCAATTTTATCTGGGTATAATTAGTATATGCGGGTTGCTCATTAAAATTTCCACTAGGTACAATAACTGGAACTGCATAATAAATTTCACACGTTTGACCATTATTATAAGTATATAATGTAAGAGGGCTATTATTATAATATGGAGGTGCTACATTTTCACTTCCAACTCCGATATAAGAGCATTTATTCGAATCGGGATAAGATTCATTATTTGTTTTTATTCCAAAGTAAAAACTTCTTGTATAATCATATCTCCCCGCATTTTCAATTTGCTCTGGTTCTATTCCTCCATTTAGTTGTGACCAACTTGTTAAAGAGAGTGCAACCCCAACTCTTATTCTTTCCCAATTTCCAAGATCGAATGGATATGAAAGAGATTCTTTTGAATCTAGAATTAAACAGTTTTCTCCGCTTAAAGGAACTCTCTCGAAAATTGTAGCCATATTAATAAAAATCTATAGAATTAAAGTCTGTAAAATTAAAATCATTTGATCCAGAATTTATTGCACCAGAATAAAATTTTACTATATAACCGATGTATTTTCTAGAAAGTATATCACTACCCGAAACATTTTCTCCATATGTTAAAGAATTCTGAATAGATAAATTACCAAGGGTGTTACCAGAAACAAATCCAGAAACAAAAAATGATTGACCAGTTAAAGATCCAGTTTGATATAGATCAAATCCATCATTAAAATAAGTATTATTGTTTTTTATGTAACCAGCAACTTGTTTTAAATAATAAATATCTTTTGTTTTTCCTACTCCACTCTCAAAAAATAATCTCTTCCCAGTATCGTAAATATTAAAATCTTCTAATATAAAATCAAAATATTTTTTAGTAGAAGTAACTTTTATTACTTGACCGTCTTTGGACGAAGAAAGCATTAACAACTGGCTTGGTGGTTTTTGCGAGGATTGCTCATTGGATGTCCAAAAGCTAGATTTTGTAATAAAATCTAAACCACTAGTAGATACGCCAGTTACTATCATTTCCCTATTCCATCTGTTTGTCCCATATCTTTTTGCTAAAAGATTACCCTTTTTGTAAAAACATGTAAATTGACCTGTCCTAAATTCAAGATCTCTTCCAGTTACAAAACTATAATTATTTAAGTTTGTTGAATTAACTAAGGTTGGTGATTCACCATTCCAACCAGTTTGAAATAAACTTCCGCTGATTAAAGAAAAAACTCTAACTTCTGGTTTCCCAGCGTATCCAACATTAGAATCTCCGTTGTCTTGAAGAGCAATTACTGGAATTCCAGAATTATCAAAACACATCGAGAAATTTGTAAATCTATCTATATTGGAAGAAGCTAAGTTATTACCAAGCCAATCAATCTTAGTTCCAGTAAAGTTTTTTCTTGGGAATTCATTATTTTCAAGTTTTCTTACTTTTATCTCATTATTTTGAAAATATCCTCCCCAAAAACCAGTAAAAAGTTGACCACTAGTTAATGGAATACCAGTTTGATTAGGTCCAAAAGAAACAAAATCATGACCACGCGCATTCTCAAATCCGCCCCAGTACCCATAAGGCAAATATTCTTTACCAGTTGGAATATAAGTAATCAAGTTTGTATCCTCTTATAAAAACATTCTTCCGAAATGAATTGCTGACCAAATTCATCTGTACCAGTTATTGAACTGCAATAATCAAGAACATAAGAAGAGGGTGAATTATTATCAAAAGCTTCGGTAGCATAAACATTTAATTTAGAAGAATTAAAGTCAGTTACATAACCTTTCCAAGAAAAAGAACCAACAATTCTATTTGATATACTGGACGAAAAAGAAACTGTAGTTAATTTTAATCCTTTTATAAAATATTCTATAGCCAAAAAATCAGTGCATGGTTTTTTGATTATTATCTTTATGTCTTTTGATTCATCATAACAACCTCTCGCCAAAGAATCTTGCTGTAACTTTGTTAAAATAATATCCGCCGAAAGATCAATTGATACTGGCATCTTCATTTGTCTATTTGGCGAATATTTTCCCATTATATAATTTTCATCCCGTTGGATTCCAATTCTTAATGTAAAGTTTTGCAAAAGACAGGAATTTGATCCAGACATATGAGTTGCAAATCCAAAATCAATTGGAATTTCCATCATTATATCACCATGAGAAAGAGCGGAAATTTGATCTGGAAAACTTCCGTTTTCATTAAACAAAGAACTTCCAGATCTTATAGAGAACTGATTTCCATAAAGTTGTCCATTATCGGCTAAAGCAGGACTAGTTAAATTGATTGGATTTCCAGTATAAGAATCTACATTTAGTGCTTGTCCATTTACGTTTGAAACTACAAACTTACCAACTTCCGCTGTTACTAAATATTCGTTAATAAGACAATTGCCAAGGCCAAATATATTACAACTACCTATATTGGATAAATTTGGCTCTTTATTATTATTAGATGCTAAAAGATAGAAATTTTTTTCTGTATTTAGATTTTTAAAAAGTGATTCGCCTGTTCTATTGACCAGCAAACCAACCTTTTTTTCATTTTGTCCATTTGTAACTAAATAGTTATAATTAAAATTAACTATTGGAGCTTTATTTTTTGCATTTTCAAAAGATAAATCAGTATATTGAACTAATTCCCTATTGAAATCAATTGAAAAATCAAAAGATTGTATTCTTGAAAGTTGATTTATTGCGCCAGTAGCAGTCTGGTTAGAAAAAGAGTCCCCAGAAGAAACAAATAAAGCTACATTATAAAAATTATACACAACTTATTGTCTTCCCAGTTGAGGACCATATTGATTTTCAGAGCCGTTAGCAGTAGAATATTGGTCTATTGTGTAAAATTGAACTTGTCTAGCAGTAGATAAGCCACGGTTATATAAATCAGCAGCTTCTTTAGCTTGTTCGGTATAGTCTTTTGCTAAATCTCTAATTAGTTTTGCCTCTGTTGTGCTATTAGAAAGAGATATTGAACTATCGCCTTCTCTAACACTTAAAACTCTTTTCACACCAGCGGCACCAAGATAATTTAAAACTTCTTTTTTGTAATAATTTCCAATATAAAGCAAGAAAGAAATAGCTTGCTCACCAGGATCTAAAGCTGGACTAACGCATCCACTTTCTTTTGTGTAGCATTTATATGTTAGTGCGCCAAGCTGCCCCAAGAATGAATCGCTGAGTAGTTTGCCACTAATAAAAGAAACGCTAGTAGAAGAAGGTGATCCTATCTCCCCGTAGATTTCATTTGCCAGCCCAGAAATATAATTACAATTCATTCTGAGTGATACACTAAATAATTAAATTAACGTCCGCGAGCTAACAAATTAGCAATATCTTCTTCGTCTTTTTTTGGTAATTTTGCGGTTACTGGGTTCGTATTCTTTACATTAACGAATGCAAATTTTGCTTTCAAGAACTTAGTAACCAATCTATCGGTCAATACCGCCCTAGATACAGCGTTTGGAATAACACCTTGTTGAACTGCGTGACGTTGCAAATCAGCAAGATTCATTTCTCTTATAAAAGACTCATATTCAGCTTGAGTGTCTTGCTTGTATGGGAATTGACTATATCCAACTAGTGAATAAATTGAGTCCTCTGGACCCTGAATTTCAACATTTCCTGTAGCGATTTTAGAAGCGAGTTTTTTTGTGCGTACCATATTTTTTCCTTTTTTCCTTTTTCCTTTATAGTTATACTTAGCATTGCTAATTACACGCAAAGTCAATAAATTTATACCTTTATTTATTAAAAAATAAACAAAAAAAATCCCCACCTTTTGAGTGGAGATTAATTTTTAGTTTTTTAACTCTATTACGAGATTAGACCAACTAAGCCACGGCTATCTAGGATAGCGCGACCTTCGCGGGTTGAACCATAGAAACCAATGGTATCTTGACGATTTAAGAACTGATCGTCTGGTGATAGGCTGAAGGTTTGACCTTCCGCACCAGCTTCGCTAAGTTTAACGAGCGGATTGGTGCCAGCGAGGTTAAGACCAACGATGATTTGTTCGTTAGCTTGGGTGAAGGCAGAACCAGCATAGCTAGTAGAAGCGGCATATTTCGCGAATACTTTATTGTAACGACGACCTTTGCCCATTTCGTAAGCTACAACTAGCTCAACACCAAAGAAGCTGGGGGTACCAGCTAGATTCCAAACTCCGTTACGAACAGAGTCGGTAGCGGCGAGAACGGTTGATTCATCGGTATTTGGAACAGCTTTGGTATTAACAGGGTTGTAAGCAATAGCGCGGATGCTCTCTACGATCTCAGGGGAGACTAAGAGATGGGTGATTCCTTGTGAACCACCAACAGGGGTGCCACCGAACCAAGACGGTTTGGTGCGGGCAGCTAGGGTGAAGAGACGATTGATATCATCCATACCGAAAGAGCCAGCGGTAGCAGCGCGAAGAACTTGACGGGTATCAATTACGCCATCTTCATCGCTATCAAATTGAGCGTCAGCAATGGCTTTTAGAAGAATGTTAGCCGCATTGATTTCTTGTTTGACAAGAATTTCTTGAGCAACACGATTCATAGTAGCAGCTACTACATTAACGCGAGCTTCGCGAGCATACTTTTTCTTCATTGATACAGCGGTATCAAGAGTATAAGTGTTTAGGAATAGTTCGTCAAGACCACGAACTTCGGAAGTGGCAAGACCACCAGCGATTGATTGGGTCCAAACATTGATGAAGTTACGATCTTTTACATCGTAATAAACATCGAGTGGAACAGAAGGCGCGGTGCCTTCGGCATAGGTGTCAGAGGCGTAAAGATTGCCAACGACAGGGGCTTGTTCGACAACTTGTTGAATAACTGGACCCATGAAAGCCGCAAAGGATTCTTGAGCGGCTAGGGATTCATTTTTGTTACGAGAACCAAGTTGAGCGATAAGTTTAGCAGCGTCAGAACCTGCTTTGATAGAAATTTTTCCGTATTGTTCTTTCATGTTAATAAATTTATTTTTTTATACTACTTATGTTGATTAGAGACTGATCTTTACTTGGACATATCCACCGAAAGAAGAACCAGAAGTAGAGAGCACTTTGCAGATGTCTAGACCAGATCCGATATAAGGAGCGGCGTTAGCAGCGGCAATGAAAGTGATTTGACCAGCAGAACCATTGATAATACCAACAGAGCCAGGAAGAGGAGTCCCACTGTAAGCGCCTTGCTTTAGGGTATAAATACCATCGGTAGCAACAGGAACAGTTTCGCCAGAAGCGACGATTTGTTTTTCGGCTTTAACATAAGAATCGAGAAGAACAACTTTGCGACCATGTTCGTCAAATTCGATGGTGCCATTTAGGGCTAGGCCGAGAACTGCGTATTTGTTGTCGCCAGCGGCAGCGTAGCGAACTTTGCGAGGTTGCTCGTAGCGTAAGCTAACGGCTCCTTCAAAGCTTGCGCCAGGGCCAACAGCAGCAAAATCACCAGCGGAAAGCGCGGGATCTTGATTACCAGTTAGAACGGTAACGAAACGACCACCAAAGCCAGTGGTATTAAGAGAGTAGAAGTTAACAACGCCCCAAGGATTTTCTTGCTTGAAGGGAAGGATGTCTACGTAAGTATTATTGAGTTGTGACATATTTTATATCCAGTTATTGGTTTGAAAGTTGATACACTATTTTTTATTATTTTATACTAATATTTAGTTTTTTTTATCTTTTAACGCCAGCTACAGAAATTCCTTCAGAGAAAGCTCTTTGGGTTTTTTCACGTAAATCTTCTGTTATAGCAGGGGTATTTGGAATTTGAACGCTAGAAGAATCTTGTTTTACTGAAGCGAAGACTTCTTTTACGTCTAAAGTTTTTTCGTCGATTTCGACGGTAAGGCCAGCTTTAGCCATTTGTTGTTTCATATAATTAGCTTTTTCAGCTTTATATGATTTTGTTTTTTCTTTCATTAGCTTCTTTTGCTTGTCCATAAATAAAGAGAAAGCTTCGTCTGACTTCATTGCCTTAACTTCATCTACGAGAATAGAACGATCATCTTCCTCTAGATCGAAAGTTTCATCTAAGGAAGCCATGCGGTCATTGAATTTTTGTTCAGCAAAGGTGGCAGCTTGTTTTTCTTCGATTTCGTGTAGTTTGGCCTGAAGATCTTCGATAGCTTTTCCGAGATTAGAAGCTCTATCTTCAAGTTCGGCTCTTACTTTTTCAGCAACGGCAGCGGCTTCTTCTTTTTGTTTTAGTTCAGCAGCGTATTTTTCAGAAAGCTCTTTAACTTTTTCTTCCATAAAGCCTTGAATTGAGGCAACGGCAGTTTTAGCTTCTAGTTTGGTAAAGTCCGAATAGTGGGACTCTAGTTCTTGTAATGATTTAATGACCATAGGAATTTTTAATTTGAATTTATTTTGTTTTACACTAAAATCTTCATTGTTTATATTTTCATC